GGTATAATCTGCGTCAACAAAGACCCCGGATTCATTGCTCCCCATTAGACCGAGGGGGGACGCTTCATCATACCACATAATGATCAATTTCCCGCCGCTTTCAGGAGGTAATTCTCCTTCCATTCTCATATAGGCGGAAAAAGTATATGCCACACCCGCCGTAACTGGGATATATTGATCATTTTCAACGGCGACATTCGACACATCCGCTGTATCTACAATATTGATCATTTGGGCCTTCTCTTCTTCGTCAAAAAGCCATGAAGTGGTAGCACTCATGGAACCGAATTTCCGCCACCCGTCAACCACACCGTCCCCATCGCTATCTATCCCCATTGATGCATACGGAAGCAGGTTTTCGAAGCTCAATCTTTTGGTGATGGTTGCCACAGTCTCACCTCCATCCCTGCAAACGCTCATAGTTCATCAGTTGCCGGATCATTTCCCGGCCCATCGATTGCGGATCGGGGCCGCCTCCGTAGATGTTGAGCGTGTTGTGGATCGTCTTTCCGGCGCTGCTGGCAACGGCAACACGCCCCCGAGACGGCGCTCCGATTTCCGGGAGAACCGCACCGGCCAACAAGCGAGCCTGATCCGTGATTTTGGGAAGGGTTTGCCTCATTCCGATGGCCATTCCTTCACCAATATTCCGGCCAATCTCCATCATCACCCGAGATGGTGACCTCATATCCAGAGCCCTTTCGATTGTACTTTTGACATTGTTGGCAATCTCCCGGGCTTTCTTATACAACGATATAGCCCTCGAAGCGAGACCACCCGTCAAGCTGTCAATAATCCGGATTCCAATGGACCGGAGATTGATCCCGGACAGATACTTCTTTGCCCGTTCCCACTTATCGATGACACTCTTCCGGACTTGTTCCATTTTGCTATTCACTGATGATCTCATGTTCTCAACCTTTTCTTCAACCCTGCGTTTGATCGATTCCCACTCTTTTGAAGCCCATCCCTTCAGTTCGCCCCACTTGTTCTTTGCATTTTGAACGATGTTATCCCATTTTCTAGCCAGATTGTTTTTAGTCACTTCCCACTTGGTCAAAATTTCCCCAGTCTCCCAATTTACCTCATTCACATGTTCCCTAGCTTGCGCTTTTGCTTCATTGACCACGTCCTGATGCCGCTGTTTGGCCTTTTCGACGGTTTTGTCATATTCCAAATTGGCGTTGGCAATCAATTTCTGGGCTTCCTCGTCAGAGATGATGCCCAACTCATCCCGTGCCTTGATCGCCCAGGCGATCTTTTCGTCCCGCACTTTTTGCGCGTCCTTGATTACCTGATCCGTTGCCTTCTTGCTCTCTCTGACGATATCCGCGGCTTCCCGGGCGGAGATCTCCCGATTTTGGTTGGCGATCCGTTCCCGGATGATCCGTTGTTCTTGCTCGGATTTGGTCAGGTTTTCTATGGCCTGAGTGCGAAAGTTATACATGTATTGTTGGATCTCGACAAACTCTTCCGAGGTGATCGATCGCCGCTCCTTGCTGGCAGTCTCCATGATTTCTTTGATGCGCTTTTCGCCCTTTTCGACCTGTTTCCTCTGCTCCTCATAGTGGTTGTTCAGTTTCTGCAAAATCTCCTTTTCTCGGCTTTGGGGTAAAACAGCCTCGGCCTTAAACCAGTTTCCGAGCACCCGGGTGGCTTCTTCCTGCTTCTTGTTTATCCCCTCGATGATCTGCGATGCCATCTGATCGAAGTTGCCGGCAATTTTCTCCGCCGTGTCCTTTGTGACAACATCGCCAGACCAATATAGGCGCTTCAGGGCAGACATGGCCCCTTTCTCCAGCTCAAAATAGGAACCCAGCGCCTTTTTGGTTGATTTGGAAACCTTGTCCCCGAACAGATCAACTTCCGGGATTGCGTCGGAAAAGGCGTCCTCAATCCTCTTTATAGCGTTGACCACCATGAATAAAGGATTAGTATAGGACAACACTTTCATCAGCCTGGGATACCGCTCATTCAGCTTCTCCCAATTCAAATACAAAGCGGTCCCAGCAGCTACAAGAGCAGCGATCCCGGCGACAATCAACCCTACAGGGCCGGTTAAAGCTGCCAGAGCCCCGCCAAGAGCCGCTCCTGCCCCTCCAGCACTGGCCATCGCTCCAGAAGCAATGCCTAGAACGGAAATCACCCCACCCAAAGCAGCAACAAGATCCCCGATGATCATAATCAGCGGGCCAAGCGCGACCGCAAGTCCGCCGGCCACTATGATCACCTGTTGCATACCGGGTGAGAGATCGGCGAACCAGTTGGCCAGGTTGGCAATCATATCAATCAGGGGATCGATGTTGTCGAGCACTTTCAAGAGAGCGGGTACTAGGGCCTCACCCAAGGTGATCCCCACGTCCTTGATCCGGTTCCAGAGGATCTTGAATTGACTTTCCGCAGTCTTGTACCGCTCTGATGCTTCCTTGGTTAGTGCATTGTTCTCCTCCCAAGCCTGGGTTCCCAATTCAATGCTTTCCCGGAGGAGATCCCCGGCACCAGCGGCCCGGAGCAGGGCGTCCCGGAGCAGAATTTCAGAGAGTCCCAGTTTCTCCAGAGTGACAAATACGTTTTCACCGCTGTCCCTCATCCGGCCAAGACCCTCGACAAAAGCGATCACAGCATCAGCTGCGTCCTTTTTGAAGCGCTTGACGAACTCATCCGTTGACATTCCGGCTACTTTGGCGAACAATTGCAGCTTTTCTCCGCCCTTGTCAACGGCGTTGGCGATATTGATGAATGCTCTGGAAAACGCCGAACCGCCGGCCTCGGCATTGATCCCCAAGGAGGAAAGTGCCCCGGCAAAGCTCAGAATCTGCGCTTCGGTCATGCCGACCTGGTGTCCGGCACCGGCCAAACGGAGGGCCATCTCAATGATTTCGGACTCCGTGGTGGCCAGGTTGTTGCCCAAGGCCACCACCGTGGCACCCAAACGATCAAAGTCTTTTTGCGACATCTGGGTGATATTGGCCAGACGGGCCAGAGCGGTTGCCGCCTCGTCGGAGGTCATGTTGGTCGCAACTCCTAAGTCAACCATCGTCCGAGTAAAGCCCATTAGGGCGTCTTTCTGGATTCCCAGTTGACCGGCCGCCTCCGCAACGCGGGCAATTTCCTCCGTGGTGGCGGGGATAGTCTTTGCCATGTCCCGGATCTCTTGTTTGAAGGCGGAAAATTCCGCCTCAGTCGCATCCACCGTCTTGCGGACGCCAGCAAAGGCGCTCTCAAAATCGACCGCGAATTTAATCGAAGCGCCCGCAGCCAGCGTGAGGGGGGCGGTGATATACATACTCATGCTACGGCCTACATTGGCCATGTGGCTCCCGATGGTTTCCATTTTGTTGCCGGCGGATTCCAACCTTTGCCCCAACCGATGCCAAACAGAGCTTTGCCTTTGAATCTGCTCGTTGACATCCTTCAGCTCCCGTTCCATTTTGAACAAGGCCGCTTGGGCTTTGTTCAACCGGATAGCCAGGTTTTGCGTCTCCTTGGCGTCGGCTCCCTTCGCCTGCGCTGATGCTGCGTGAGCCTGAGCCAAAGCCGCCACCCGTTGCCGTTGGATGCCGATCTGCTGGTTGAGTGAATCCGCCCGTAACCGCAGCCCTTCGGTGCTTTTGCCGAAATCACCGATTTTCGCGCTGGCCTTTTGAAACTCCGACTGCGCCACCCGCATCTGCCGGTTCAGATCCGAAATGCCGCGCTGAAAACCGGTGCCATCCATATCCACCCGGACGGTAAGTTTCCCGAGCTCTTTTTCCGCCATATGCCCGCTTCACCTCCCCCTCACAGGACCTGATCAATGTATCCTTTCGGTGCCTTGTTCCGCGTCCGTTTGCGGTAAGCCAAAACCTTGAAGTAATAAAAGATGTCCATTTCGTCGATGTCCTTCATGGTCCACCCCTGTTCCAGCAGGTGGCTGTAGATGCTCAACATAAAATCTTCCGGGGAGATTTCTTCGTCCTCCCCGGTCACTCGTTTTTTCCCACCAACGGCTCCGTCGCCTCATTCAGTTGGCCGGTGACTTCCTGGATACAGGCCATAATGGTGGGGATCAATTTTCTGGCTTCCAGGCCGTCATAAACATCGTCCCGGGTGAACTGTTTTCCGAACAGCTCCACGATATAGTCCACCATCCGGTCCACATCTTCGGGCTTGATGTTGCTCTGATCCACCTGTTGTCCGATCTCGATCGTTCTGCGCAACATCCGGGCACTGATGAACGGAGCGGTAAAAGTCCTTTCCTTATTGCCCATTTTCAGGGTCAATTCCACCATAAATCCATTCCCTCCTCATAATGAAAAAGGGAGAGGTCTCCCTCTCCCTTTTACGTTGACGGCTTCTCGTAAACTGCATCAAACCAAGTGGCTCCAGCCGTGAAGCCCGGCTCATCCTCGTCTCCGACAGCTTGCCAGGCATCGTCATACTCGCGCTTCACAAAGGTTCCCGTGATGGTCGGGGTCTGAAACGCCGGGGTGTCTTCCTTGGTTTGATATTGCTGCTCCGGAGGAGCAAATTTCCCCTTGTACAGCCACACATAACGGTATTTCCCGTTGCTTTTGAGGGATCGGAACCCCAGAGCAACATAGGGGGCGTTATCGTCCGCGTTCCGGATCAATACCCCGTTTTCCAGATCATGCCCCAACAGGGCAGCCTGCACCGGAAGGGGAAGATCCTTCACCTGGAGTTCCACGGTGATTTCGCCCAAAGCCGAAACTGTTTCCGCCGGTCCATCGTCGGCAAACAGGGTTTCCGTGTTGACCGTCGGCGTAATGGTCGCGCTGATCGCCCCGGCAATCTTCACCGGGTCCTCATAAGCCACTCCCATGGCATCATCCTGCGTCAGGATCGCGTAATGTAGATCCCTCAAACCCACTTGCACTCCGCTCATACCGATACCTCCTCGATGATTCGATTGGTCTCATATCGTAAGGCTTTGTGATAGACTTCGGTGTCATCTTCATACAGATCAATGGAGGAAGTCCTCCGGAATCCGATCTGCTTCATGGTTTTGTCCACTTCCTGAGCAATGCTCGTCATATTGCCGTCCTTGCTCCAGATGTCGATCTGGAAGTGGACCTCAGTGGAAAGAACCGCATCGTCGGCGTATTGGTCATCAAAATTGGTCATTTCAAAGAAGGTGATCCGCGGGAACTCCATGGCATCCGGCGCTTTCAAATAATAAATCCGTGGGCCGCCCAACAACCCGATCAACTCCTGGTTGTTTTCCAGAGCGGACAGGACCTCGGGTTTCAGGTTGATCATCTCAGCCCCAACCCCCGGCGGAGAGCCCGCTCGATCCGGGCCAGCACTTTCCCCCGGGATTCAGCCGCGGCCGGCCCCATGAACGGACGAGCGCGCATCTTGGATGTACCAAACTCCAAGAAACGCGCCCGCCAGTTCGTTTCTTTGTTTGGCCCGACCTCCACGTATTTGATGTTGTCCTCTTGCTTCACCCGGGAAATTTCGATGTTATACCGGATGTGCGGCTGGTTTTTGGTGCTGACCCTGACCTTTTGGCGCATCGCTTGCGCCACCGGTTCGGCCCCTTCCTTAAGTGCCTGATTTTCAATCCGGTTCGCCTTTTCCCCCAGGCGTTGGAGTTCCCTCAACAGACCTTGTATCCCTTCCATTCGCACCTTAGCCACCGGCCATCACCACCTTGCACATCAGATGGGTCACCCGTCGCCGGCCGTCGATGTCATCCAGAACGGCCACAATGTCGTAAATTTGGCCGTCATCGATGACGCGCATATTCGGCCGAATCCCTTTCCGATACCGGATTTTATAGGCCACCACCATTTCCGCGTTTTCGACAGCGGACCCGAAAAACTCCCGCCACCGGGTGGTTAGCGGGACTCTCCCGGCCCACAGGGTGAGGAAGTCCTCCCAATTCGGCCGCGCGTTACCCTCCGCATCCCGGGTGTACCCGTTCTGGTGCTGAATCGTGATCCGGCGGTTGAACTCAGCCGGATTCATCTCCAGTTCCACCTTTGCCTTTCCGTTTGCCTTTGCCTTTCCGTTTGCCGCTCTTGGGCCGCTTCGGGGGTTCCGCATGGTCCGGCTCCGGTTGGATCTCTTCCCCCAAGAAGCCGCCTTTTCTTAGTTCCTCTGCCCTTTCTTCGCTGTTCGTCTCATACACTGTACCCTTGGCGTGATACTTCTTCGTATAC